CGACGCAGGTTTGGCTCCCAATAGATCTTCTTTTTCTGCCGCGGGTTGTATTGGAACTTCATCACCTTGTTGGCACCAAATCGCTTGATGAGTTTGTCGTTCGGGTAGAAACCACCACCATAGTCTACGCCTATGATCTTTACGTGTACCTGAGCCAGCATCTGTGTGATTATATCAAGTTGCTTCTCGGGGTCTAAGTCTTGCCCTGTAAAACGATGACACCAGAAAATAGAGAAGTTACCTGTACCAAAATATCCGCCAAATGAGATATGGGTGAAGCTAGATTCGGTGCCCCCTCCCCAATCTATTCCGGCGTAGATAGACATACCTTGTGCCAATCTTCGGAAAGACTCTATGTCGCCCAATAGAATCTCAGGCTTGCACACAGCTTGTAGTTGTGCCCTGGTGATAGGTCGTACGCCGGAATCATAAGACCTTCCCAGCTTCTCATTCATAAATTGGGAGCGAGAGTACTGCTCTTGCGCTATCAGTATCTCTCCCCAGTCTACCCAGGGGACCATGATTTGGGGGACACGGTACCCCTCAAAAGTAACCTTGTCCCTGTTGTCTTCCCGCATTGGGTTCATGGCAGCCCATTGCGCCCTGGGGTGCTGCGCAGAAATAGTCTCGCCGCACTTGTCACAGATTAAACCGGTAGACCCTATGTTTTTCTCCGTCAGAACATTCCAATGCCAAGTGCTCGAGTCCCCAGGTAAGCCATGCCTCTCACACGGTACTACCCATTCGTTCTGTGTGGAGAATTCTGACCAATAGAATTCAATAGTGTTATCTACGGACTTAGGCGTACCCGAATACAAGAACATCTTGTACTTAGAGTGAAATGCGCATTGCTCAATGACAGGAATGTTATCGATCAAGATATCTTGAATCTCATCGATCAAAATCTGGTCAGAAGCAATACCGCGCACTCGATCTGCAGTTAGATATGCATATCGAAGTCTGATTTGAGAATAGTTGATGAACTTTTTGAAGAAGACAGCTTGATTGATGGACGACGAGGTATATGCGCGGAGCAAAGGAGATGCATCTATCGCGTCTTTAATACGATCGTTAGAGAATACTTTTGCCTGCTCGGCAGATGGAGCTACGTACAAAGATCTAAAGTTGCTGACTAGAGCAGAGTAACAGAGCATTCTGTTACCGAGCGTAGTGGTTTTTTCCGTCTGACGGCCGAAAACTAAGAGTACTTTGTTAGCAGGAGTATCGTAAACCTTCCGGAGATATTCGCGACCCTTGAATGAGAAGTCTGCTATACGGCCAGCTTCAGGTATACGAATAGCTGTTTCTGCAAACTCGGATGGAGAGACACCAAGCAGTTCTGTTGATGACGAAGCTCCAGGCAGTATAACTTCTGCAGGTTCTGCATCTATACCGAAGTCGACAGCTTCACCATCTTCATTATAGTCAAAGACTGGCTCTGCTATTCCATGATCGTCGAAGCAGTAGGATAAAGGAATAGTGTGTGCTGCTTTGAGCAGTTCAGCTTCAGCTAAAGTAATGGTTGCCATTGATCATCCGTGAAAAGAAATCTCGCAATCGGGTATAAGAATAGTGTCAGGAATGGAAGATAGCCATCACATCATTCCTGCAATTCCCGCTCGCCTTAAACAAGTCACAAAAACATGACGAGTACCAGGGTTCTTGACTCCAGCACGAACGTGTGTGATTGAAGAGGGTGGTCAAGTGAAGTGCAAAAGTTTGTGGTGGCCCTACTCGTCATACTACGGCCGGCAGGAGCCGGCCAACCTTTACCCTTCTTCTTTAGCTACCTATACCTGTCCTAACCTATGTGCCACGTTGAGTACAAAGCTAGCCACATGCTCTGGACTTTGTATACCCAAAGACATGGCCTCCATAGTCAGCACCACTGACCAGCTATCTACCTCACGTGAATACTTCACAGTGGCTGGAGTATCTTTGAAATGAGCTCTTATCGCAGACGCAATACATGAATGCATACTGGGCAACCAAGGTGTCAACTCCAGAGCTTTGTTTGCTTCCTCAGCAATGGATTGCCTATCTTCAGCATAGCGGCTCTCGTCCAGCTGCTTGGTAGCAGTGTCGAAAATGGCCTTTCTGTCTGTGTGGTAAAAATGATAGATCAACTTTCCATCTTTAACCCCAAACTCTGCAAACAGTTTACCTATAGTCCATTCCTTGAACTTAGGTACTGCCTTAGCTAGAGCCTCCGTCGTTACGGTATTGGTGGGTAGGGTATCTACTGCAGCATGTTCATCTTCATTTGCTTCGAACGGTACAATGTTCAACTCAGCCATCAGCGTCCTCCAATAATCGATCGGCCTCAGACATCGCATCAGTCCCACCACCTGACTGGCTGTAGTTTACACCAGCTATATCTTCGATAGCGAGAACCTTGCGATCATCCTTCTTCATTCGGAACTTCTCAAAGGCATTCAGAACCTCGCGCAGAGCCACGTCACTCTGGCGCATCTCATCCTCAGCTGCCTTGATGACAGACATATACTTGCTCATCATGTTAGCATGATCTAAGGAGGCTGGTTCTCTTTCAATCTCCAGTACCTTCAGGAATGCTACATCACGCATACGGCGTGCTACAGCACCAGTATTGATGCTGGAAGGAGGGCCCGACATCCCCGCCAACCAAGGCACAACCATATCTGCTATGTCTGGTGATGCTTTCAGAGTGGTGATGCGAGTATAGGCGGCAGGCTTATCATCCATGTACGCAACCCACTCCCCCATGGAGAGTAGCTTGCGATTCCAAAAGTAGTGCCCAAATGCCTCTACCCCTTCCGCCGTCAGCTTGACTTTATGATAATCATTCAATCGCCTTACTGTCTCCTCCACTCGGAGAGGAGATAGCAGGAGTTGCTCTGTATGTTCTCTTAGCCCCGGATTCCCAAGAATCTGGAAGGCTTCTTGAGCAGCAGCACTGGGGTACCACAAGTCGTGGATACCATGTGTACGTAGATACTCTTTGGTAATCAGATGCTCATCTTCTGTCCCCAGATTGAGCGTCGGTGCCCAAGGCTCTGGGAAAGGAAGCATCTTCTCTTGTAGACGCTCTATGTACCTGTGATTGACTGCGTAGAGATTATGGTCTTCCAGAATATGGATAATGGTGTCCACTGAGTGTTTCTGCTGGCTAAGCAGAAACATGCAAAAGAATTCTGCGGGACTACGCTTAACGTCCACGGCAAGTCCTAAACTACACTCGTGGCAAATTGCTAAGTGTCTTTAGACCAGCAACAACCTTATCCAAATGGATCATAGAACGTTGAAGTGCCCCCTCATCTACCGAGTTGAGCCCCATACGAGTAGCTACTAGTAACTCCGCTAACTTCCGTATAACTGCCTCGAACTCTGGTACGTAGCTGGCAAAGATAGTGACGTTTTCGGAATTGATGAACCCCACTGACAGTATCTTGTCTACCGACGTCGGGTCCTCTAGCTGAGCCGCCTCCTTGAGCAGGTAGGCCCTTAGGTTAGGCAGGCTCTTCAAGTACTCGGCAGCAGCAGTCTTGGCCTTCTGGAAGCTATCCTTGAATGTGGTTACCTTCCCAGCTTCAAACCAAAGCTCCTGGCTGCCCTGCTTGCGCATGCCCACTAGGTCCTTAGCAAACTGTTCAGGGTCCTGCCCCAGCACAGCCCCCAAGAAGACTGCATCATCCTTACCCAGGCACACAGACTCCATTACACCCGCCAGTTTGTCTATGGCCTCTCCCTGGAAGGTGAAGTTCTTTCCGCTATCTGTGATCACACGGATAGCAGTTGGTAGAGCCTTAGCTTCTGCCACCTTGGTGTATTCATCTGGGGATGAGGCCAGATCAACTACCTCATTGAAGGACAGGAAACCACAATCTTCAGGAATACCGTAGTGTCCTTCCTCAATCATGGACACTTCTTTTAGGTCTGGTAGCTTGGTTATGATCAGTTGCTCACCAGTCACAGTGTCGCACTTGAACCCACTACCTTCCGGCGTTTCAATGGTTGCATGAATGTTGATAGGTACAAATGCAATAGCACCTTCGGGAGTGGCGTAATAGAAAGAACCAAAACCTTCCGGGACTGTATCCAGGAGGTCTGTGTGTCGCCCAATAGGTACACCA